CCGCTAACACTAGTAACAGGCGCCGTGCCGGTAGAGGCAGCAGTCAAACGACCCTGAGCGTCCACCGTAATGCTTGCGTTGTTGTAGGTCCCGGCCGTTACCGCGGTATTCGCCAGGGAGATCGTCCCGGTAGTCGTAATCGGGCCGCCAGTAAGCCCAGTGCCAGTTGCGACTTGGGTAACCGAACCACTGCCGCCGCCACCCGTAGCAGACCACTCAACGTCAGTGGCGCCAGAGTTGACCTTTAATACATAGCCCGCGTTGCCGGTGTAGCTCGGCAGCAGGTTTACTCGAGCCGCGGCCGCAGTACCGGCACCAGTACCACCGCTCCCAACCGCAAGCGTCCCACCTAGTGTGATAGTCCCGGAAGTCGTAATAGGACCGCCGGTAGTCGTCAACCCAGTAGCGCCGCCCGAGACATTTACGGAAGAAACTCCGCCACCAGCACCGCCGCCACCAATTGCCCCTGTCGTCGTGCGAACAGTCTGCCCATTCTGAACAATTGGAACAAGCTCGGTCCCGGTCAGTGTCTGGGCGGCAGGTAGCTGAGTGATTGTTACATTAGCCATTTATATCTCAATACTATCCAGGTTGCCGTTGTTCTCTGGCGTCTGCGTGTTCTGCTCTGGGGACAACACAAAGTTATTATCGCCCCCAACCGTAAGATTATTGTCCTCAATGGCAATGCTTTCGTCTGGCCTCGGAAAGCGTATTGTAATCTTCTCTGTTTTCCTTGCCGGCAACCTATACGGGTCAAAGTTATCCGCACAACCCTGATCGCATACCTGCAGCCCCGGAAAGTTAGGATCGGACCTCATAACAGCATGGGCCCTCTTCATTTTACACCTATCGCAGATCGCTATTGAGAGATCAGATAAGCCCGTAGTGTCAAGATATACAGGCATTACTGAACACCGTCTCGTGCCAATAATGTTGCTTTGCGAGATGCCACTCGTTTTGCAATTTGTTCTGGTGTCTGCTTGCGACCTTTGGCTTTTTTTCCGCCGGCAATGCAGGCCTCTAAAGATGGAAAATTTGTTTTGTTCCCAACAAGCCACGGAGTTGGGCGGGGAACCCCTTTCAGCGGACTAACATAATTTGGCCCGCGAGGTTTGCTTATAGGGGGCTTGTTACCGCCGATTGAAAGATTCCACCCAACGTTTTCAGAAGAACGAATTTTGGATTCAACCTCGTAGCAGTAGCTTTCTGGGGCAACAATTAAAATTTCTTTTATTAAATTATCCCAGCCATGTTTTGCTATTGCATTTGATAGCTTTTGGTTTTCATGACGGTTGTTTTTTTGGGACCAGAAATGCCCATATTTCCACCGTTTGCTAGCGTTACGAGCGACGCCAACGTACCCCTCTGTCATAAAATCAGAGTGGTGCGCGGCTCTAATCCAATAAACAGAGCAGGGAGTCATCTTGTGTATACCGCAATCGCCGGAGCGAAGTATATCGGTGACTTGTCTCGTTCCTCTTGCTCGGCCAGATTGAACGATTTCTCTGCCTGAGCAGCCAGATATTGAATGCGAGCAGGCTCAACACTAGGCAATTCCAGTGCCATCTGATGCGCCAGCATATTCAAAATGGCCATATACCAGCGTTGCGGGATTTCTAGCTCGTCCGTGAGGGCTCCGACATCCATTACCTGGCGCGAATACCAAATCACGACTTGAACAAACGGGTCGCTAGGCACCGGCCACAGGTTCATCTGCGCAAGCGGCAGCGTTCGTGTCAACCAAAACTGAAATGGCTGATTTGCAGTGAAATTTTTGTTTGGCAGGTTCGTATAATCGTCACGATTGAGCCTAGCCATTGTGATTTCGGTCGAATTATTGCCAAAAAACAGCTCCCGAACAACTAAAGTCCCGCCGTTGATGGCCCGCATTCTGTAGTACTGGCAGTTTTGGCCGGTTTCGATATCAAACCAGAGCCATTGTCCGTCAATCCAGGTCTGCTGCCCCGGCGAGTAGAGCGCCTGCCAGGTAATTCCGTCGGTGGAATACTCAAATACAACTGTGATGTTTGCAGAAACGCCTGCAAGTACGCCGATTGACCCGATGTAGACCGGCGAATTGTAATAAACGGATATGTTTCCATTAGTAGATGTTTGAGTACAGACTGTGTCTATGTTGCCGTCGAACGCATTCGCAGCAATCCCTGAAGAAGACGAATACGCGCCCTCAGGACGGTTCATCTTGCGATATAGCGCGTTGAGGACGTCATTGAACCCCACCGGCATATCGTAAACCTGCTTGTTCGCCTGCAGCCCGATGACCTTCTTGTCAATACACCAGTAGTTGATGCCGGTGTTGACAAGCTCAGACAAGACAAAATACAGCGACTCTCGAGCGGCGTTAACCTGCTCAACCGTCAGCTCTTCAGCAAGCTTCCCCGCACGACGAGCGCCATGATCAATTAACTTCTGAACATTAACGACCGTTGCACTAACCGTTTCGCTATAAGCCATAAATCACCATGACGGGCAATTCCAACGCTGCATAGAGGCTCGAGCACGACTACCCTTCTCACTCTTCTCCGCCACCGGACCCATCCGAGCGCAGAACGAATCACGCCTTGCCCCTCCGCTTGGCTGGGGAGCCTTCAGGTTGCTTCCGGTCTCGCGGTTGTACTTAGCCCTACCCTTGGCCGTCAAACCCGCTCCCTGGGCCGCTGGAAGCTTCTCTCCGCGCCCTATAGCCAAACTAGGCCCGCCCTTCTTTAGCTTCACGGTCTTGGCTGACTCTTCAAACGCCTTCGCAGTCGGAGCGCCAGGAGAACCCGGTTTACGCATCCTCTCGTCGCTACCCTCGGCTATCCTCTTCCTCTTGGCTGCGATGTTGGCGTATAGGCCACCGCCCTTCATCTTTGCCTCATCAGCCTTGGCAAATTCCTTCCCGACAGAGGTAGGAATGCCAACCTTTTTAGCAAACTTGGGGCTGTGTGCTACCGCCTCCATCAGACGGTGCTGGGCTGGTGATTTGCTTGGCATAATTAGTCAGCATTCTTGATGAGAACCAACTCAAAGAACCCAGCAGCCTCGTTGTCAGCAGCACCACCAATGGCCTCGCCTTGAATGCGAGTCTTCTCGGCAATTGCAATAGGATATGGGAAATCAACGGTAGAAATTCCGTTGTTGGTTACAATGACTGGGCCAGTCAAGGCAATCCCGTTTGTACCAACAAAACGTGTTCTCGCCGTAATCAAAGTGGTTCCAGCGTCTTGCGCCAAACCAATTCGAGCAACAGCCAAATAGCCTGTATATCCAGCAGGAATTGTGTATTGGCTTGATGTTGTGTTGTTGAAACCAGCCGCAATCACATTGTAAATAGTTGCCGGTACGCCAGAGGTCACCGTGCCTGAACCAATGTAAATGATGCCTTCGTTTGCAAGGCTTGTACCCGCGGTTGTCACCAACATAGAGTTGATGCGCAAGAATGAATTTGTGGTCGTGACAGCCGTTTGACCGTTCATCGTCACGGTCTCACTGATGACTGCGTAGTTGGCATCCAACCCAGTAATCAACACAGTTCGTGCGCCAGTCCCCGCTGATGTGTCGTCTGCGTCAGCAGAACTCACGGTCATTTGCAAAGCGGCGGCTGGATAAGATAAATTGCCAACAGGGGTGATCATCTCCCATGCGGTATCAACATCAGAGTTGTAACCAGAAACAGTTACAACAGAGTGCGCCTGAATTTGACCACGCGCCACTTGCAACTCAAACGGCTCGTACGCACCCTGACGAGTGGCTGAAGAATAAACGCCCATACTAATCTCCAATGAAGACAGGGGCCGAAGCCCCCGCCCTTAACAGACTGCGCCGCCGCGCTTCTTGCCAGGTTCAACCGTCCGACTAACCTCGCGCTCAGTCTCCGTCACCGAGCCCTTGCTTGGTTTGGAGTCGCTAGATCCGAACGAGCCAATCAGAGCCTTGCCCATCTTGCGAACCTTGCGCGGGACATACAGAAGAGCGTCCTTGACCGCCTTTGCGTCCGCCTCGTTCTCTTCCGTCTTGCGACGATAGAAGTCCGCATTAGGGTCTCCACCCTCGGCCATCATCACCGCCCCGCCCTTCTTATAGGTGCCGGAGAGTTGGTTGATGGAAACAGGACCTGCTGGCTTCTTCTTGCCCTGTGGCATCTGCTCCGGACCGCCGTCGTGCTGTACGCGGCCGCCCTCAGCAAACTTTTTTGTAGCACCGCCTTTGGCATAACCGCCAGCGTTAGACATCGCCACACCACCTGTCTTGAAGCCGCCCTGGCCGTTCACAACACCACCAGTCTTCAGCCCGCGATGAGCCTTGCTAGCAGGCTTGCCCTCGTGACGGGAAAGCTCCTTCTTGATGCCGGAAAGCTCCTTCATCTCAGCCTTATGGGCCTTGGGAGACTCCATCTCGCCACCCTTCTTCATGGCGGGCATGGCGGCAGGCTTAGGAGGCAGTGCGGTCGGAGGCGCAGGAGGTGCAGAGGCCATCAGAGACTCGGCACGACCTGCAGGGGCACCAGCAGCACCACTAGCCATCATTGCACGACGGCGAGAGGCCAGGGAAGGCTTCTTAGGCTTGGCGCCAGCCATCATCCCGCCTTTAGGGGCACCGACCATTGCACCCATCGGAGCGCCGCCGTCAGCCATTTTCTTGACTGCTCCGCCCTTTTTGAGTTTCAGCTCAACCGTAGGCTCGGTGGTCTGCATCTTGACCATTGGTTTGAATTCACCCATGATTCTCTACTCCTTATGCCTGAGTGACGCCCAGAGCGCCGACACGGGTTGCATTGGGGCCGACTGCGATTCCTGGCAGGGCAATCGTCATCACAGTACGAACGGTGCCGTCCGAAGCTGTAGCAGGCGTATAGGTGCCGCGAACATCACCAGTGGTAGTTGTGGCGGTGGCCATGTCCGCAGCAACAAAAGTACCCGCGTCTTGCGCTAGCGTGCTATTGCTCTTGACACTAGTCACATAGGCCACGTTAAACACGCGAACCGGCAGGCCCAGAACGTCGCTTGTACCGATTACAACAGCAGTTGCAGAACCGGCGATCGTTGCGCTAGTGACTTGGTAGAACGCCTTCTTGCCAGTTACAGCGGTGGCGGCGGTTGCAACGGTGATAACTTCACTCATTGCCTGGCCGTAGTAGTCGTAACCGTTAATAGTGAAAGCGCGAGCCGTTGTAGAGCAGTTCACCTTGATAGCGCGGGGCAGATCCAACTGAATCGCCGTCGTGCCGTCATTGCGAACAACAGACTTGGCAGAGGTACCGGCAGTCAACGTCACAGCGCCAGCGCCTGCAGCAGTCTGCGATGCGGCAATGTTGTTGGTCACCGCAGCTTGAGGCATAACGTCCCAAATATAGACGCGACCTAGAGGCCCAATCCCCAAGTCCATCGGCGACGGATCATCAAACGCAATATTTCCGTGCGCGTACATCGTGGTGCTAGAGGCAGTCACCGATTGATTGATGGTGTAAGTGCCAATACCGCCAGTGCCTGTGCCGTAGCCGGTAATGTAGGTGCCGTCGGTTACGCTTGAACCATCAACGTACATACCGATAACGATAGGGGCGCCTTGCAATAGCGCAGTCACGGTCAACGTCGTAGAAGACATCGAACCAGTAAAAATTGTGGTGTAAGGACGCAGCCCCGTGCCCATATACGTTTGAGCTGGGCCGAGAAACAAATCATCTGAAAACTGAGGCATGGTCTTCTCCTTGAAAAGCTTGACCAATTAAACAAAAAAGGGGGGAGGCCTTTTGAACCGCCCCCCTGCCAGGCGCTACTTAAACGCCCGGAGTTCCGTACATTGCGCGAGGATCGGTGAAGCCAACGTCGTAACGCTCAGTTGCCTTGTAGCGCATCGAATCGGTTTCAAAATCCCCTTCCATCGTCTTCTCAAGCTTACGGCGCATCAGAAGCTTCATGCCCTCTGGAGCGTCGGTCTGCACCCACCATGCGGATGGGTTGGTCAGACGGGAAAGAACAGCCGCGCCTTCGTCCAGCAGCCCAATCGACTTGATCGGGTTGATGTCGTTGTTGGCGTTGCCCGAGCGCAGAACACTCTTGAGCAAAACTTCAGCCTGGAAGACGTTGCCAGGAGCGACCACCAACTGGCGGGGCACCAAGCGAATCTTCTTCTGGTTGTTGTCCACAGCCTGACGGATCTGGATCAACATCTGCTCGAGTGAGGTCTGGCTAAGGTTAGCCGCGGTTGACAACAGGTTGCTAAACGTACCGGTGGCGATTGGGTGTGATGCCGAGTTAAGGGCAACACCGTCACCGCCAGCGTAGGACGAGTTGAACGCACGGTTAAGGACGTTTGCAGAAAGCGTCTCTTTGGTCTCAATCAAAGACTGAGCAAGGTGACGCGAATACACCTGACCGATACGGATATGGTCGCCGTCCTCAACAAGCACTTTGGTCAACGCGAAGGCCAAGCCATAGACGTTGTACACATAACGCTTGAGGAAGAGCACACCGCCCTGCTGGTACGAAACCGGAGTCCCGTCTGGCAGTTGTGGTGCCGCGCCGAAACCGTACAGGACGGGTTCTTCGTGGTAGTTGCGGGGGATACCGTTCTGCTCGCGGAAAACACGCGACCATTCATCGGTCCTTTGGTCATAAACTCCATCGAAGCATTCATTGAGGATAGGCTCAACGATGCTCCGGAAGTCAGTACTACGCATTGGAGCTGCCATGATTCAGTCCCTCCTATTACAGCGCAGCCGGGTAGGCCGCAGTGGACGCCGCATTCGACGACACGTTGATAGAAGCGTACTGGTGCTTGGAGATCTGAACCCGCACCACAACGAACGGGTCACCCCATGCATTGTCAACGCCAGGCGAAATATCAACAACACGCATCACGCCAGTTCCGGCTGCGCCGGCAGCGGTAGAAACACCCAGGCCGGTGGTTGACAGGCCAGTGACGTTAGAGCCGCTGGAGACTGTAAAACCAGTGTTGGCCGAGAAGTTGTACTCGTCGCCGATGGAAGCCTGCGTAATCGTTGCATCGGTCTGGATTTCATAAACGATGTTGGGGTCGTTATAGAAATAGGCGACGCATGATCCAGTTTGGTAGGCGGTGTTCGCTGGCCAGTAGTTGTTGACACGGCGGCGACCCGTCGTATCAGTCCACTCAACGCCTGCGAAGGCACCAAGAATTGCATCCGATGCAGCAGCAAGAACAATGTTCCCGCTCGTGTTCTGCTTGATCGGAGCCCCTTTGAGAAGGTCGGTATCGTAAGCCGACGCAATACCGTTTGCCAACGCTTGAGCGCGATCCAGACCAGAAGGATGGAACGCCGGGCGCAGGCCGAACGGAGCACTAGTTGCTGACATAGCACACTCCTAATAAAAGTTACCCTTGGAATATGGGCGTTTTTACGTTTCGGTCAAAGTCACCAAATCCTTCGCCTTCTACTCGACCCAAACTCTTGCCAGAACTGTCCCTTGCACCCTGAAGATTCTCAACTTGGACTCGGATCTTATCCGCCTCGTCGTTGGGCAACTCATGATGCATATGCAACATCAAGTCTTGATAAACATCCATCGGAAGCTTATACAAAACCATCTCATTGCAAGCAATGTGACCGATCTGTTCTCCAGCTTTTACGCGGTAATTCTCGAACCCTGGAAACTCATCCGCTGTAACGGGAACGTATCCAAGTCGCATCCGCTTATCAACGCTGTCGTAACTGTTTGTCGTCGAAAGCCAGCAAAGATGCCATCCCGGAAGTTCAGGCACTTTTGGTAGCGCGGTCTGTGTCCACTCGTCGCTCCACATCTTTCGACGTTCTTGCGCTGACATGAACTTCTCCTCTACAGGAGCCCTTGATGCGTCCTCGCTAGCACGAGTTTCGCGGCCGCCAAGAGATAACGGTTTCTTTATTCTAGCATCCATTTACGCAGTTTCCCGGTTGGTGCGATTCCAATTCGCATATTGTTTAATCATCTTGGCTCGCATCTTTGGATCATCCCAAAAACCAGCGTCCTTCATTGCCTTTACACGCTCAGGGCTAATGTAAAAAGAATCCCCGCTTGCTTGAGGCGTTGACTCTCTTTCAGACCCAGTGACAACACTTCTGGGGCGTCTTTGTTTATTTGGCAATCTATCTCTCAATCTAGAATCAAGCTCCTCCCAGTACTCCTGGGAAGTAGGGTCGTAGTTCTCTTTAGCTAACTGCGCGTCAATAACCCGAGCAATGTCGCTGTCCGTATCACCGCCGTTCGGGTTGAACCACTTGTTACGCTCCATCCACCTGTTGGCATGGTCTATAACTCGAGGATCGGCCTTCGGTGGCGCCTCCGCCTGCTCAACCATTGTCTGCTTCTTCCAACGCCAATACTCAAGCTTCTTCTCGGCGTCAGACTGCACCTGCTGCGCTGAGGCAAAGGTCTCGCCGTCAACCTCGCTTACGGCCTTCTTAACCTGGCCCAGAGCCCACTTGTAACGCTCCTCTTCCTCCTGGATCTTCTTATCCACCCCGTCGATCTCGGACTGGACCCCTCGGCGCTCAATGACAGCCAAGCGCTCCTGCAGCTCACGGTTCTGCCGCTGCAGTAACGTTAGCTGGGTATCCTTCTCCTCGTTGATCCGCTTGAACCGCTCCTTCTTCTCACGGCGCCGGTTGCGGTTCTGCTCCGCCGTCTCAGAGCCAGACTCCCCCGATTCGCCAGCCTCATCAGGGAGATCAACTAGCGCAACCGCGGAACCGTCCTGCTCCTCAACAACATCACCAACTTCTTGGTCTTGAGTATCGTCGGTCATACATACACCTTCATGTCAAGAGGATTGCCAGTCACAATCGCGATAACCTCGTGATCGTTAAAGATGGCAAAAAGGGCCGGGTCTTCCTTGTCCTCGCTAGGGATTGGAACCTCCCAGCGATCTCCGCCCCACTTAGGGACTCGGATGTAATCACCCACCTTGCACCAGGCGCCTTCAGGCCAGGGCTGCTGAGTGTCACGGTGACAGAAAGCCAGAGGACCCAACGCAATGACCTTGGCCACCATGTTGTTCCACTTCTCCGTCTCCTTCGTCTCCTCCACGAGAATGATTCCCGAGCCTGCCGTCTTACGCTTGGTCCGTCTCAGTTGGACAAGAATTCGTCCACCTGCCGGCCGCGCCCCCGGTTCCACCGATGGGAAAGCCCATTCAAGTTCATTTGTTTGCATCACCATCCTCAAGTAAATTGTTGATAAAGTCCAAAGTCATCTGAAGGCCAATATGCTGGCCCACCAGTCGCTGGTATCCCTCCCAGCTATTTGCACCGGCTAACATTGAGTCGGCGACAAATCCTTTTTGCTCTTCAATCAGGCCAATAAGATCGGAAATAATCCTCATTTCTTTTCTTTAGCCTGCTGAAGGCCCCCCTTCTTCTCATTAGTGCCCTTGAGCGATTGGCCGTCAAGCTTCTCGCCCATTGCAATGCGTTTGTGTTGGTTCACATTAACGCTTTTCTGATCCTGATCATTGGTTTTCATAACCGTCCCCTTGTTGAATTAAACCGCCCTCTGCCATACCCATCGAATCATCCCTAACCAAACCGCCTTTTGCCATTTCAATAGCAATTCGGTCCTGATCATTCCTTAAACCAACCGCATCACGCTCAATTTTGGCAGCCTCAACCTGTTCCTTGAGTTGCATCTCAAGTTCTTTGGTGCCATAACGCAATTGAAGGTCTTTTTCGGCCAGATCCTGGTCAGCCTGCATCTTTTGAGTCCGCAAAGACGCCTCAGCCTGCAACTCTGCCTGCTTAAGTTGCATCTCCTGCTGATCCCGCTGCGCCCTACGCTGGGTTTCGGCCATGCTGGTCTGCAAAAGGACCTGCGCATCGGGCGGCATCTCGGGCTGTGGCTTACTTTGCTGCGACTGCTGCATGATTTGCTGGATAACCGGCATGATTCCAGCCAATGCATCCTTCGTATCTAGCATAACGTGTTGAGATACGGCACCAAATATCTTATCCATCGGCTTTGGATCGTACATTGAGCCATAATCTTCAACAGTTTCCCCTGTTGTCTTCTTGACATAGCCATTCATTCTGCTTAAATACCACAGAACAATGTGCTGCTTCAAGTGTTCAATGACTTTTGGAGAGAAAGTCGGCGCAATTAGAGGGTTTCCACCATATACAGGGTCCTTTGCATAGTCCAAATGCACCTGAATATGACCCAAATGATCCTGTTCTGGGTACGCATTAGCCGATTGACCAACAGACATTGCCACATTCTCTGTTGCGGCATCAGCCTTTTCAGGTCCGGCAGTGTTAATCATCAATTCAGTGATATTCGGAACCTTAATCTGCTTTAGAAATCGCTGAACAACAGCCTGCCGATTAAACAAATCAGGGTTCTTCTCCATCAAAGCCATCACGGCCTGCGTCTGCGCCATCCTCTGCGTCTCAGAGAAGATGTGCGGGTCGCTCACCGGGATCACATCGGCCGACTTGAAGAAGTCCTCGCGGTTGATGTCCAGCCCCTCAACCACCTCATCGCGCTGCATATCCTCCAGGTACCATTTATTGATGCGGCCCAGGATCTTTAGCACTCGAGCCTGGCTAGCGTGAAGCCGAGCATGGATCGCAGAGAACACCGCGGCACCCTGCTCAATCAACGCCTGCGTCGTCCCAACAGGTGCATTGGCCTGGACGTCAGCAATCTTCTCCTCGCTCGTCGTCACAACCCCCTTGGCAGCGTCCGTCAGCCACGACAGCAGGCTAAGTAGAACGGGAGAGGGCGGGTTGAACGGCATCGGCATCGCAAGCTTCTTGATGTCGTCAATGCCTGGCGCCGCCTCAATCTCGGCCACCTGCGTTACCTCAACTTGCAGGGACTGGCCAGATAGCTTGGCACCCTTGAGCTTTAAGAGGGTCGCGGCGTTGTTGATGTGCGCCGAGTCTAGAAGGGCGCGAAGAGAACCGGTGAGAGCAGCAGACAGACCGCCAATAAGATGAGGAAGGCCGATAGCGTAAGCACCGCGCCAAGGAATGAACTTAAACTCAACGATCCAATCCAACTTCGACATCGTGTCATCGCCTTCCTCCCAGTTTCGGTATAGGCCAATCGCCTCAGAGTTGTAGTCGTCAATCATCAGAATGTACGGCGCCGCCTCACCCTTCGTGTACTCGTCACCCTTGATCTCAAGCCATGTATAGACATGGTATATACGGCGCATCCCGTCCTCATTCTCGCCCTGGTTGCGCCCCTCAATCTTGTCGGTGGCCTTCTGCGACTTGGTTGGATCAAGCTCCATCGCAGACGACATCCAGCTAACGTCCTTGTAGAGCCCAGACGCTACCCGGCGGTCGAACTCGTACTGGGTAATGTCGTGGACTTCCGTTACCCGCTGCGCCGTGTAGAAGTTCACCGCGGAGAAGGGCAGCAGGACGTTGTCAATCGGCAGGAACTCAGCACAGGGCCGGCGCTTCTTCTCGTCGTACCAGAGCTTCATGTACTGCGAGCCACCCAACGGTAGCTGCGTCATCATCTGCTCCTGCTCGTCCCGGAACTCCTCAATCTGGTTAGTCAACTGCCAGTTCATGAAGTCGCGCTTGCGCTCGGCCGCGGCTAGCTTGTTCTCGTCAACGTCACCCAGGATGTTCGTCCGTACAGGACCATCGGGCGGGAACAGCTCCTTGATAGCTCGAGACGCGAAGTCGATACAGGCCTCGGCCATGACAGGGTGGACTACCTTGCTGGCACCGCTGAAGTTGGCCCCGCCAGGCGCATCGTTGCCGAGCCCTGTGCGTCGGATACCCTCCTCGTACTGCTCGTCGCGCTTCTCTCGAGCCCGCCGGTCCTTCTCAACTAGCTCGATGTAACGCAGCGCCAAGCCGCCGAAATCCTCGTCCATCTCGAGGTCAAGGTCGTCAGCCAGGTTGCGGTAGAAGTCCTCATTCTCTCGAGGCCCTTCAGACTTGGTCGTGACCATAGCCCCACCGTCGGGCAGTTCCTCAATGTCGGAATCCTCAAACAGCGAGCCAACGTCTTCTGCCGGCGCCGTATCTGGCTGGCCCTCCACGAAGCGATCGGCCTCGGCGTCAACTGGGAATTGCGTTGCCATATTGGTTCTCTTATTGGGTTACTGTGGATAGTGCGCCTTCGGGCTTCTTCTTTTTCTTTGGCGGCTCTTCGGTCTTCTCTTTAGCCAGCAGGTCTGGTGCCGCTACGCCAAACAATGCTGCTGTTGCCGCATCCCGACGCCAAGGATCAAACGCTGCAAAGCGGGAACGAATGTTTTCTGGGGAGACCAGCGATATAGTATCTCCAAACTCGTCATTTATTTTGACGCCAGTATAACCCAGTTCACGAGCCAATTCATTTCTACGCCTTTGCATTTCTATATACGCATCCGCAATATCTGCTGGGTCTTTAATGTTGCTTGGAATATCTTCGTCAATAGCTCTTTTCTTTTGTTTTGATGGGTTCTTAATTGAGCCTCTTAAATCTGAGCTTGAGGCGATTTTGCCGC